ATTTTCAGAAGGACGACGGAGCCGCGCAGGAATGGTGGATGGTTAATAGCTCTTCTACCAATGGCGGTATTAATTTTTGCGGCTGGTACAAGAAAGCGACATAGAGAAAGGAGGTGCAGGAAAAATGTACGAAGAAATCACTTTGCAGGACCTTGACCGGGATAAGGTCAATGTAATGAGGCGAAAGTATATCGAGCTGGAAGGGACAAGCTACCCCATCGGAGATATTTTCCGGCGGTCGTATGCGAACAGCGCGAATGGGCGAAAGCAGGTCCAGGAGGAGATTGCGGAGCCCTACTTCAGCGCCGTTATGGCGGTATGGGGAGAAGAACCCACGGTATTCCCGGAGGAACCGGAAATCATTGAAACGGAGGCATGAAACATGAACGAAAGCATTTTGGAAATCGAGCTTGGGCCAGGCGAGGAAATCAGCGCCGAAACAGCCAAAGAGCTGAGCAACGGAAAGGGTGAAGAGCATGAGTAACAGCGCATTGGTGAACTATACCTGTATATCCCCTAACAGCAATAATCCGCGGAACGCCGGCATAAAAAAGATCACCATCCACCACATGGCGGGCAACCTCTCTGTTGAGACCTGCGGGAAGATTTTTGCCAGCTCCGCCCGTCAGGCTTCCTCCAACTATGGGATTGGAAGCGACGGAAGAGTGGGCATGTATGTGGAAGAGAAAAACCGCTCCTGGTGCAGCTCCAGCCCGTCAAACGACCATCAGGCGGTGACAATCGAGGTGGCCAACGATGAAACCGGCGGCGACTGGCATGTAAGCGATAAGGCTCTGGCTAAGCTCATTGACCTCTGTGTGGACATTTGCCAACGAAACGGGATCGATAGGCTGAACTATACCGGAGACACCGCCGGCAACCTAACCATGCATTGCTGGTTTTCCGCCACCTCCTGCCCCGGCCCCTATCTCAAGAGCAAATTCCCCTACATAGCCGAAGAGGTCAACAAGCGCCTGGGCGGTTCGGGACAGGCGGAGGCCGGCGCATCCATTCAAAAAGGCGACCTTGTAAAAATTGCCCCCGGCGCGGTCTATTACAACGGCGCGGCAATCCCGTCCTGGGTAAAGAATCAAAGCTGGTATGTGTCTCAAGTCAGCGGGGATCGGGCTGTGATTGACAAGAACGAAAGCGGGACAAGCTCCATATGCAGCCCGGTAAATACAAAGTATCTGTCGGCAGCCGGCAGCACGGGCGCCGCGCCCGCCCCTTCCGAACCGAAAAAGATCGAGGCAGGCGGCAAGGTGAAGGTAACCGGCAGCCAATACACCAACGGCGTGGCGATTCCCTCCTATGTTAAAGGGAACACCTACACGGTCCAGCAGGTCAAGAGCGACCGGGTACTGCTGAAGGAGATTTATTCCTGGGTCCCCCTGAGCGGCGTGCAGGCCGTATAAGGGAGGCGCAAATGGAATGGCTTAAGGGTATTTCGGATATTTGCTCCTATTTGTCTATTATTGGGACGCTGCTTGCAGTGGCGTTCAAGGGGGCGGCATACCTCCGGCGGATGAATGAAAAGATTGACCGGTTGGAGGGGTATTCCCACAATGATTATATGAACACCTTAAAGCTCACCATTATGAGCGAGGAAATCCCCCTGGAGGAGCGGTTAATCGCGGGTGAGAAATATGTGCAGGAGGGCGGAAACGGGGCAATAAAGGCCAAATACCGCCTTTTGCAGGAGGAATACGAGAAAAGAAACGGAGGCTATCAGCATGGATGAGTTTTTCAGCTGGAAAATGCTGGCGACATTCGCGGGAGCAACCGCGGCAACGGGGATTTTGACCCAGTTTCTCAAGAATCTAATCCCGAAGCTGCCGACACAATGGCTCAGCTACCTATTGGCGCTGGTGCTTCTGTGCGCGGCGACGGCGGCAATCGGAGACTTTACAGACTGGACGTCCTGGGCAATCCTGCCGCTGAATGCGGCGCTGGTGAGCATGGCGAGCAACGGCGCGTTTGCGGCGGTCAAGCGTGCGGCGGAAGGCAAGGGCAAAACAGAATAGATAGAAAGAGAGCCCCGGAGTGATCCGGGGCTTTTTTCTGTGGATTTATTTCACTGAAATTAGCCGGAAATAAATCATGGGATATAATAAAGCTATGGTAAAACTTTCCAGAGGGGTAAGAAAACGAGGTGAAAGCTTTTGGAAAATAATATTGCCCCTCTTGATAACGACACGATAACCCGTTTGGTGTATGCCCATGACGATGAGCTCACAGAGGCCATCCGGCAAATCCGCGTCCTGATGGACAAAGTCAAGGAGCTGGAAGAAATCAAAAAGTAGTCAAAAGGTAGTCACCGGGCGCCTTCAGGCAAAAAAATAACCGCATAGACCACCGTAAAACGGCTGTCTTATGCGATTATTTCTGGCGCGCCCGGAGGGACTCGAACCCGCGACCTCTTGATTCGTAGGCAATTTTCAATGCCTATCCATCTGTGTGCGTCAGCATAAACGGCTATTTCATGCGATTTTTAAAAACTTACTATTTTGGGCCGTGGTAGTCAAAAGGTAGTCAACTGGTTTTTGACGGCTGCTCCTCCAAAAAGTATCTTTCAATTCTCCCGGCGGCCTTCAGTCCATCCCCACGTTCCAAATGGGTGTATATTTCCGCCGTCATCTGTATGGAGGAATGGCCCAAAAGATATTGGGCTGTACGGAGGTCAACGCCCGCATGATATAAAGTAGTCGAATATGTATGACGCAGCATATGCGGATGTACGGGAAAATCCACCCTGCGTTCAACCCTTTCCCATAGACGGCGAAACGCAATTTTTGTCATTGCACCGCCGTCAGTCTTAGCAATTACATATAGCCCCCTCCTGGGAGTTTTACCTAATATTTCACGAAGCGGCGCCGGAACCGGTATGGTTCTGTGCGCTGCTTTTGTTTTCAGCTCTTGAGAGGGGTCCGGCTGATTTCCAATAAAAGCGACCGCTCGATTTACGGTTAAGCTGTCCGGCTCAATGTCTCCCCATTGCAGCCCCAGTGCCTCTTCTCTGCGCAGGCCACAGTATAAGCACAGCGCGACAAAAGCCAGGGCCTTGGCATCATCGCAGGCCGCCAGAAGCTTTTTGGTCTGGTCCTTTGTCAGATATTTAGCTTTATCGGGCTTGGCATGGGGCGTGATTTTGATTCCCTCTGTCGGATCCTTTATCATCAGGCCGTTTTGCCTGGCTGTATTAAAAATTTGCTGCATTGTAAGTAAAACCTTATGCTGTAAGCTCTCTGATTTCTCAGATACGCCGGTCATAACCTCCCGGACATGCACCGGACGGACCTCGCGCAGCGGCATATCCCCAATAATTCCCATGATATGGGTGTTATACGCGTTTTTGTACATGGCCTTTGTATTAGGCCTCAAATTAGCCTTGTATTTCTCAAGCCATATTTTGGCCCATTCGCCCACTAAGGTTTTATCATCTACGATTAAGCCCCGCCGGTCCTCTTCAAGCACAGCAAGCGCCGCCTGGTTGAGCTCTGCAATCGTTTTACCGTATACAATCTTTTGTTTCCCGGTCGATAGCGTAACCTTCTTTTGATACCGCCCATCTTTTCTTTTTTTAGGCACAAAATTCCCCTCCTATTCGTCAAATTGCCATGCTCCTACGTCGCGCTACGTCCGTATAGAATGTTGTGTAAGCCTCATTTAAAGGATATAGGCGCATTATTCTTTTATAGAAATATATTTATTTGGTGAATTTTCCAATTTACAAAACCATAGCCAAGGTTTACTATGCAACCGTAACGTTACCGCCGGAATGGCGCTCAAATATGCAGAGGACGAATAGCCGGGTGAGCTCCGGCACTCTGCACATCGAGGTGTACATATGAACGAATTAATCAAAGTGGATTTCACGGGCGAACGCCCGGCGGTTTCTGCGCGGGAGTTGCATGAGTTCCTGGAGGTAAAAACAGCATATAAAGACTGGTTCCCCAGGATGTGTGAATACGGGTTTACCGAAGGCGAGGACTTTTGCTCATTTTTGAGCGAAAGCACCGGGGGACGCCCCGCACAGGACGCCCAGCTCACCATTGATATGGCGAAGGAAATCTGTATGCTTCAGCGCAACGAAAAAGGCAAGCAGGCCCGCCAATATTTCATAAAACTGGAAAAGGACTGGAATAGCCCTGAAAAGGTTATGGCCCGGGCCCTGCACATTGCGGATGAAAAAATCAAACTGCTTTCAGCCCAGAACTCCGTCCTCACCGTACAGAATACCATCATGCAGCCGAAAGCAGCGTATTTTGACGAGCTCGTTTCCCGCAACCTGCTCACCAGTTTCCGGGAAACGGCCAAACAGCTTGAAATCAAAGAAAAGGAGTTCATCCGGTTCCTGGTGGATAAAAAATACATCTATCGGGATAAGAAAGGGAAGCTCATGCCCTATGCCGAGAAAAACAACGGCCTTTTTGAAATGAAGGAAAGCTTCAACGAGAAAACCCAATGGAGCGGAACGCAAACGCTCATCACTCCCAAAGGCCGCGAAACATTCCGGCTGCTTTATTTGAAAACCGCGTAATACGCTTTACTCTGCCCTCCCCGTGCGGGGAGGGATGGCTTTTTTATTTAATATCCGTTTGCTTCTGCTCCGTAAACAGCCTGTTCATGGGTAAATCCATCGTATTCTAGCTGTCTGATGAGGCTATCTCGTGAAAAAGACATAATGTCTAAATATGATTTAGCCTTTTTGACTGCTTGTTCATTCCAATTTGCGCCACAGTTATTTGCACCATAGGTAGCCTGTTCGGTGGTGTATTTATCATATTCTAGCTGCTTGATTAAACCGTTATAAGAAAACGGCATAACGCTCAAATAATTTTGAGCTGATTTAAGCGCCTGTTCGTTCCAGTTCGCGCCACAATTATCTGCGCCGTAAACTGCTTCATCATGGGAATAGCCCTCATATTCCAACTGCTGAATTAGCCCTTGATAAGAAAATGCCATTACCCTAAGATAATTCTTCGCCGCCTTAAGCGCATTACTTTGTCCCGCTGTCCCGATACTTGGAGAAGAAACCGGGTTCTGTGGTTCCTGCTTCTGAGATTCCGCTTTTGAGGTAACCGGTTTATTTTCAGTGGGCTTAGTGGCACTAGCTGTATTATTGTCATTGCCCGTCGGCCTTGAATCATTCCCGTTTGTAGGGGTGTCGCTGTCTGAGATTTTGGAAGATTCGTCAAAAGAAGATGGTTTATCAAGGGTTGATTCATCACTAGTATTACTATCTTCATCATCGGATTTAATATAGCGCCCCAATGTTTTAACCTTACCGTTTTCTACAACAGCATATACAGTATTGCTGCTTAAATCATCATACCACGCATAATAATTATATTTTAGATTTATGGGGTCAAAACCCATTATTTCAGCAGCTTCATCCAGTGTCATTTCCTCTTGTAGTTGCCCTGCGTGTACAACAAACATCTTCCCATATGAATAAGCGTATTCATGTATTTTTGAGGTTGGAGAATGGCATAAATCACTATTCAATGCCTTTACATAATCAGAAACCTGGTCTTCGGTAAAGGCGTTATTAAGGCGGACTAAAATATTATCTTTTATGATCTGATATTGCAACTCATCCGATTCCGTAAAACCATTTAAATATTCTGCCCGCTTTTTTGCTTCGTTATTATTATTGAAAATTTCTATAGATCCACTTTTGGGCTCTGTTAATGAATATTCTCCTAGCCGCTCATCTGCAAAATTTCCTTTTTCAATATAGTCGTGTTCTCCAGCTCCATTAGGATCGTTATCATCTGTAAACACAATATGATATACAATCGGGATATCAGCTTCTGTAAGCTCTTTAATTAGTATTTCTACAGTGTTTTTGCTTTTACTGTTAGCACACCCAGCCAAGATACCACACATTAAAATACAGATTAATAATGTGCAAGCAATCCTTTTCATAAAAATTCTCCTTATCTTTCCCGATCTCTATAAGCGGTTAATTCTCTAAAAATACAACTCCGTATCTAAATTTCCGTATGTATACCAGCACACCACCTTTTTCATGAAATCTTCGGTGACGTCAAAGTATTCGGCTAAGGACCATATTTCCGTATAACCATTAGCTATTGCTTCATCAAGCTCTGATTCAGAGATTAAATGCTGGATTGCCCACTTGTTAGCCTTATTTTCATGTTTTCCCCTTATATCGCACGGACTATCGACGTTGTAAAACGCCCCTGTTTCCACGTGTCCTAGTTCGTGGGCAAGACATTCTTTTTTCTCAACCTGTGTTGGCAAGCGTTTTGGATCTATTGCAATCCAACCTTGAGGAAGGGATATAGCAACAGAGTGTCCCATATTAAGCTCATCAATAGAAATTCCTTGTTTTTCTGCAAATTGATAAATCTGTAAAAGGGTCATATCTTACTTCCCTCTATTTTGATCCTGCGCTTTCTTAAATCTAATAAAGTCCAAAACATCCTGCTTTTGACCGTCGGTTAATTCCTTGACCTCGCCGTATAACGCAAAATCAATTCCTTTCAATTCTTTATCAAGCTCACTGCTATCGGCAGTGGGCTCTTCTTTTCGTTCATTGCCAAATTGAAGATAGTCAATAGAAGTATTGTAATAATAAGCTATTTGTGGTAGGTATTTACGGTAAGATTTATTCCGCCCATTAAGCCAGTTGGTTATCACATTGGGGTGGATATTCAAATATTCTGCAAGTTCTTTTTTAGCTCCATGTCTTGGGCCGATACACTTTACAATTCTTTCTAACACTTCATCCATAAAATAACCTCTTTTTTGTGCATGCATACAAATCAAACAAAACACAACTGAAACTATTGATTTTGTGTGTTTAGTGTGTTATAGTATACATATACCAAACAAAACACACATTTCAAAAAGAGTAGATGTGTAACTATTAGGACTTGAACACACAGATCGTTTGTCTTGTAATCAGATAATATCACAATACCAAACAAAACACAACTATCAAACCACACAAAGAATAGAGGTGATGTATAGACAGATTGTATAAGGAAGAAAATCCAGATATATCACGTGAATGGAGGTGGAGCAGTGTTACAGTTATACACCTGTCAAGAAATTGCAGAGCGATACAGAGTTGAAGTCATTACCGTATGGGATTGGATTCGCAAAAAGAAATTACCAGCTATTAAAATTGGACGCGATTATAGGGTTAGCGACAGAGATATCGAATATTTTGAATCAACCCGGAAAACCGTTCACCCCCCAATTAAATAATACCACCCTATCTGTCCGTTAAACAGGACTTTATGAAGGATGGAAAAAAATTTTAGAAGGGGGTGAGGAAATGAAAAAAGACATCAATATTCCTAAAATCGATATGGATGAAGAAAGCCCTCCGCTACCTCCTTTTGTGGAGAAAGTGACAGGGCAAATAGATTGGATACGGTATTATATTGCAACTACTGAATCCGCATTGCGAACCAAAATTAATGTTATTTGGATCATAGTTCTTGTTCTTTGTTTTATGGTAGGATTCCTGTTTGCAAAGCTATTGTGACAACCCAAGCACGAATCCAAATACAGCGCTTACGGCTGCAAGCAATACAGAACATACAGACTTTATAATCTGCATTTTTAATTCTGCAAGGTATATTGCACCTTCTTTTGAAACTGCAATTTTCCATTCAGTGACTTGTTTCATTTGCACTAATCCCATGTTGAACAAGACGCAACAAGTCTTCCATTGCGAACGATTCGCCCATTGGGATAGGAACGGAATACGCCATATCAGCGGGAAGGCATGAATACAATTATACGAGACAGCAAAAGCGTTTGGCGATGAAATTTCTTGGTGAGTTTTCAAGAGTACTGTACGCAAGACCAAATATTGCACGATAATCGACACTAGGGGTCGCCTCCTTTCCACCTTATTATAACGTGGCCCAGGAGGAAGAACAAGCAGACACGCCCCCACTCGCTATGTGGAGGGCAGGGAAATTTTTAGGAAGGAGAAAGTATGAATATCTGCGACGCGGTTAAGGCGCGAACTACAAACAAGCCGTATATAACACGGCAGTCTTGGAATTATCCAACAAGTGTATGGTGTAATGCTGCGGTTAAAATTTTACCTACAGATACGCCGGATTGCTGCACAATTGAGAGCGTGGCAAGCAATGCCCCCTGCCGAGGGTGGCAGCCCCAGGCAGAGGATTTAATTGCGAACGATTGGATCACGACTACTTAGAACCAATCACGAATTTCCTTGACGAATCTATAGCCCTTTTTTAGCATTGTGTTTTCATCGCATTCTTGTATAGATTGAATCTTCAAGGCAATTTCGCAGGGCTCATTGTTGCTATAGTGTACCGACAACAATCCATCGGAATCAAGCATACGAATAGCGGCATGTACTAAATGTGGCGGTTCTTTCGGAAATAGCGTAACCAGTTTACTCGCACACGAAAATTGGTTCCGTTGCTCAATAAAATCTCGACACATGGAACAAATAATTTTGTCCGCTATTTTACAAGCTTTCAAAAAACCACCTCCCTTCCCCGCTCCTATTATACAGCCCAGGGAAAAGAGGGACAAGGTTATTCACATTTATCAACCGAGTTTTCAACAAAAGGAAGG